AGTTTGTCCATTCTTTTGAACTATTTATTCTAATACCACTAAATGCAAGATCACTATATTTAGCCGCTGCACCATCTCTATTTCCAACAGGTTTTAAAATCTCATTTACATAAACAATTTCGTGGCTTGGTTCATTTCGATTACTATTTTCATCTCCTTCATAAACATTCCAATCAGATACAACATCAAAAGGGTTTAAATTCTTTTCTTCTATTGTCATTCTTCTTGATCCAACCTCTAACTGAATCTGTATTCGATCAGGCAAGCCAACACCAGCTATATCTGATTCACTAGGCAAATAAGCAATATCACCATTTTTAAAAGCTGTTCCTTGATAGCTACTATCTATATCCCAAAGAGCATAATAATAATATTGAGTAACATTATTTGAGTCTGTATAAGCTTGTCTATAGACAGTTAAATTTACTCTTAAGCTATTAACAACTCCACTTCCACCAATAACAGGAACAAGCCCCGAAAAATAAGGAGCTGGTGTAATAGTTCTTAGCTCTTGAATATCAACATAAAAATGCCAATATTTATTATTTGGATGACCATGAGATGAGTTTTGACTAGGAACATATCTTTTAGGATCATTAGGTAATTTAAAAATCACATCTCTCCATCCACCAACACCTGGGCCAGGGTCAAAGCCTCCGTTTTCTTTTGCACTTTGACCGCCGTTGCCATCCCAATACATTTCCCATTTATATGTCCCAGGAGTAATAAATGGGCTTGTTGTTTGATCCCAATATCTAATAGTCCTGTGAGCTGTATTAATATCCTCTACCGTTGTTACCCATTCTTGGGAAGTTGGAACCCCATTAAATTGATCATTATTTTGCCAAGATGATCTTCCATCATTAACTGCTTTTTTTACTACTCCAGTTATTGTTTGTTCAGTTGCTCCAATTTGCCATTCTGGATTACTTAAAACCTCAGTATCTTTATTTAAATAATATGCTTCATCACCTGAAAAACTTATATTAAATCCACCATAAGGATTAATTGAACTGAAATGATGAACAGTTTGATTTCCTCCAGATGCTGTACTTAAAAGATTTACTCTCTTATTCCAATTTGCACCCCTTGTAATGTAATTACCAGGATAAGGTTTAAATCTATATTCAAATTGTTTTGTATTATCAGGATGATGAATACTTATATAATTATATTGGAATTCTGGAGTATTTCCTTTTACAGCAAACAAACCAAGATGATTACTTAAACCATTTTTTAAATCATACCAAGTATCAGATCCAATCTCTCTTACTTGAAGCATAAAAAACTCAATCCTTGAAATATATCTATCAATTTGTCCTAAAGTAATCTGTGTTCTTTCTTCAAATGCTCTTTGCAAAGCATCTTCATCTGGCTGACTGTCAATATTGGCAAATCTTATTTTCTTAAAGACTCTACTTTTTAGACCAATCTCTGTTACATCACATTTTCTATTATTAGAGACAGTTGCAATTGCAAGCCGTTGGCCTGTGTAAATATCCCAACCATAATATAAATCTCTATGCCCATAAGAATAGCCTTGAGTCGTTCCACTTATTTCCTGTTGATAAAAAATTGGGCCAAGATCACTTAAACTAAATGAAGCGTTTTTATCATTATCAGATCCTGGGGGGTCATACCAAACAGGATTCGCACAATGCGTGGCAAGATTATTATTTACTGGAATATCTAAATCACCAGCTTCTGTAATTTCAAAAAAGTAAGATTTTGTTCTATCTATTGTCCAAGGGTCAGGGTTAGGGATTCTTATGCATTTGGCAACTGCTGTTCCTATTAAATATTGCTCACCAACAGCAAATAAATTATCAGTATTTTCTCTGATTGATGTTGTCATACTATCAACATCATCAACCCCATGAGGTCGATAATTGAAAGCATCAGCATTTTTATCTTCTTGATCATAAACACGTTGTAATCCGTTTTCTTGTCCTGCATCTGTTCCTACTATTTGATAGCTAATCTGACTTCCAACATTACCTCCATTAGTAGCTGACATGAAACCGCACCTGCAAGGCCACCTTGCAAATTCAACCTTTTTTCTTTTTCTCATCATGTCCTTGATTGCTTCTTTTGTTGAGCCTCTAGGATCTCGAATTAATTCATATGGCAATCTGCAAATCTGAGCATTTGGAAATGGTGAATAAGCTCCAAATCTTGTTTGAGTGGTTGGGTTTCTTGCTCCACTAAATGCCTTACTTGTAATCGTTGGTATTGCTCCATCACCTTGATTGTCTGGAATACCAATTTCAAAAGGATCATCTCCACCAGCAAAAGTTAATTTAGAATCTTGGTCAATATCAGTTGATCTGATTCTGTTATTTCCTGATTCACTACCATCTCTAAAATAAAGCCCAACTTTATGGGCGTTATATGCATTTAAAAGAGTATCTCCGATTGCATAACCTTGATAATCAGGTTCACCATCAATCGCACCTAAAGAAAATAAATTTAATGCTTTTAATTGTTGATATTTGCCAAGACTTACAAACTGGCTCCACATCAATTGACTATTAACTCTTACACCGCCATATCCATTTTTTTCTGCTGAATTTGCAAATACTAATGGAATAATATCTCCTACATTTGCAAGCGTTTGAATACTGTCAAAGGAAGATTGTGGAGCAAACTTAGAATTTCCAATTGCATCTGCTGTTCTTTGACTAGATACAGGCTTTTGTTCTCTTGGCTTTGGCGTTAATAAATAAGAAACAGTTGCAGCAGCAACAGCAATTCCAATTTGAATTAATACCTCTTTTGTAATAAGAGAAGTAACAACATCAGCTCTTATATCAGGAATTAATTCATAACCTTCTGGCCTTTTGCCGTTATATAAAGCAGCTTGATCTAAAAAATAGAAATATTCTTCTTTACTACAACCGATAAGCTCACAAAATTCTATTTCCGCTGGTAGTAGCAGCCTTTGACCGTGAGGGCGTTTAAAGGACTCCACATCACCACCTGGCCGCCTAATGTTTTCTGGTAATGAATCCATCCTTCCTCATAAAAAGCTGCCATACCCAAACAATTCTCATTGCTTAGGCATAATCCAATTGTTCCTAGTTTAGGGGATGAATCAACACCCCACCGATTTAATTCTTCTTCAAATACTAAATAATCCTTTTTCCTTAGCCTTCTATACCAATCACGCTTTCCATAAGGGACAGTAAAACCATAATTAGCTAAAACAACACGACATAAACTCAAGCAATCTCCAGCTCTATGTTTTTCTGGGTCAGCTCCTAAACGATAGGGAAGCCCAATTAATTGATGAGGCTTCACCTGTTTTGCAATGAGCCAGTAACAGGCAATGAGCCACAGAGATCTTTAGTCAAAACTTTTGTGGGGCATTGTGCTCCAACAGCGTCTATTGCTGAACTTAAAATTAGCTCTATTGTCTCTGGGTCATATGACATAGAAGAGGCCAACCAAGTCTCAGAAGTTAATATTCTTGGCTCATTATTACTATCTAATTGCTTTTCAAAATCTTTTGTCATTAAACAAGTTTCGACCTTTACATGATATTTATTTAAAACCATCTGCTGGGCATAGCTCATACTCAACTCACTATTAGCCAATATTAAAGAAGAAGTCATATTGTCACCTGTTCTATTTCTTGTTGCACCTTGATAAATAAAACTTAAATAGTCATGTCTATTTTCTCCTGTTCCTATCGAAGGCTGTTTGCCATTTTGAAACTTGTCAGGAATATTTTGAACAAAACCATTTGGGTTGGTAATGGTAATAAAATTAGTTAAAGCAACAAAAGTCATAATCCTAAAGTAGACCTCCTTGATCTTGAGTTTTTAAGGCTTGATATTGTCCTAGCCTCTCCAGCTCTAGCTCCTCTTGATGCTGCACTATTAATAATCTCTCCTATTGCTGATTTAGGAACAAACTCTTCTGAATTAAAGTTAAGCACTGGGCCAGAATAATTAACAGTTGTAACTCCACCAGATCCACCTGAATAATTAGATGATCCACCACCTCTTGGAATTACACTTTCACCTCTTTGTCCTGATTGGTATCTAGCTGTTGCTTCTGCCATTCGACCAGATGGGATAACATATTCTGGCTCTCCTCTTTCTGCCAAAGTTGAAACCATAGGGCTTGATGCATATCTACCTTCTGCACTAGCTGGTAAGCCAGGAAGAAAACTTGTAATGGCTGATTTTAAATACATACTTGCAATTGATTTTGCAATACCAGCTAATGATTCTCCTAATGATTGTGTTCCAGAAATTAACCCTTCAATTGCACTTGTTAAGCCACTTGCAATAGTTTCTCTTATCGACTCCCATTTAACAGCTACTTGTCCAGAAACATTATTTAATTCATTTACTCCATTAACAAGTTGAGGTAATTTTGCATCTAATGCAGCTTGGCTTTCCTGAGATTTTTCTAAATTTGCCAATGCTTCTTCTCTTAAATCAGCTCTTGTTATTCCTTGTTTTTTCATTTCTCTTTTACCTTTAAAGCCGCTGAAACCTTTTTCTTTTGCTAATTCAGCCGCTAATCTGTTTGCTTCTAATCTTCTTCCAAGAACATCTAAACCTCTTTGGATCTGTGCCATTAATTTGGTAAAGGTGTTAAAAATAACAGTCAAGCTATCAAGCACCCATTTAAAAACAGGAGCAAATGCTTTTCCTAAAGCAGCAGATGCTTGAAAGAAAGCATCCCTCATATTGCTTAATTTTGTATCCATTGAATTAGCTGTATTTTCAAACGCTTTTCCAAATTGCCCTGTTTCTCCTGTCATGTTTTTTATTGCCTCTGTCAACATGGCAGAAGAAATTTTTCCTTTTCTCATTGCTTCATCAAATTTCTCTCCTGTTAAACCCGTCATCCTTTCAAGTTCTTCTCTAACAGGAACTCCTCTTTCCATAAACTGCCTTAATTCCTCTCCCATTAATTTTCCTTTTGCCAACGCTTGACCATAAGCCAACGAAATTCCACCAATATCAGATCTAGTTGCAGCCGATATTTTGCCAAGTCTTCCTGTCATATCTACTAAATCTTCAGTCTCAACTCCATATGCTTTTAATTTCGCAGAGGCTTTTACAAGATCAGGTAATTCAAAAGGAGATTTTTTATTTAACTCTTGCAAGTCAGCCATGACCTCTTTTGCTTTCGTGGCTGATCCAGTAAGAGTTGTAAATTGCATTTCAAATCTTTCCATTGTCGCTGCTGCACTAAAAATATTTTTAACAAATGCTCCAATAGCTAAACCAGCTAATACTCCCTTTACTCCAAGTATTGCTTTTTTCATTTTTGCCGTTGCAACCTGGACTCTTCTTCTTGCGTTTCTTACATGATTTCCAAATCTATCCCAAGCCGATTTTGATGTTCTTGCCAATCTATCTAATGAACCTTGAAGCTTGCCTACTGAACGGTCAAACGCCACCATCTTGTTATGGATTCTGGCAATCTGCTGTTGAACGCCTGAAGCCTTAAGTTTTAATAGAAGCGTTGATTCAGCCATCCCATTCCTTAACCGTATTGCTTTAATTGTATCGTTGCATTCTGGTTTTATTGATTAATTTTTGTTCTTCATCTTTTTGTAGAGAGAAAAACGAATGCCAAAGCAATAATTCTTCTGAAGTCATTCTCTCCCTTAATTCAACTAATGTATATCCCAGCTCTTTAGCAACAATTAATTCTGCTAATAATTCACTATCTTTTTTTAGTTTTTGACCTAGTACTTTTTAACTTTGTTTCTTCTTGCACCTCCTCTAATTCTTCTCCCATGATTGAAAGACAAATCTTTTCAACTACTGCTGCTGGTAATTGATTCTTTAATCCTGGCAAATGACCAACATTAAAAAGCAGCTCATTATTTTCATCTTTTGCCTTAGCAATTAACAATCTCAAAGCAAAATCTGTTGGGTCTTGTGATCTTGCATTTGCTTGGGCTTTTGATCTTTCTGCCAAAGTCATTGGTGTAATAAAAAAATCAAAACTTGTTCCGTCAGGTAATGGTATTTCTTTCTTTACTGCTGCCATTGAACAGGCAGCTTTTAATCTTTCTAATGCATCCATAAATAAATTTGTCGCTTAAGAAAATTATATATCCCTCCTTAAGCAGATGACATTTAAAAGGGGGAGACTTCGACTACTCCCCCAATCGTGCAAATAGCGACAATCTGCACAACTAAATTTTAAACAATAAAAAACCCTGTTTAATAACAGGGCCAGATGATGGGGTTAACCATATGTAAACACCTATGTCAATGATGTGCTAAACATATGCCTTGGATTATTGAGGTTAAATGAAACTTCTCCTGTTGTTGGATCATCAGGATTTACATTCAAACTCATCCCCGTAATAGTTACATCTGCATCAACAAAAATGCTACTCGCATCGTCAACGCCGCCTGAACCATTATCAACGCAATCAACATACAATTTGACGGCTGCACCTTCTTGAGATTTTAAGAGGACATTACCAAGTAAACGATTTGCAAGGCTTGTTTGACTATCAGTAAAATAAACAGTCATTGAGCCAGAAGCTGTAGCAAAACCCCCTTGTTGGTTTCTAAATGGTGCATACTTTGATACACCAGAAACACCGCCAGGAAGCGTTGTTACATCTAGCAATTCTCTTTCTATATCAATAGAAAATTCTCTTACTTGGGCAACTGCTGCTGCCTCAGAATACTGAACATTTATATGTCCAGTTTTATCAGCCGAGCCAGTACCACCATCACCATTTAAAGCAATGTTGGTTCCTCCAGCCGCTGTAGCTACTTTTATTGTCGTTGCAGTGGTAGCAATAACGTAGTAGGTAGTACCAGCAGTTAAGGCAGTGTCTAATGTTGCTGTATTTACAACAGAAAATTTAACAGGATCATTAACCCTGAAATCATGGCTAGATGGAACAGTTACTCCATTAGCTCCAGATGGAAAATCTGTGTAATCCTTTAAACACCACTTAGTCCCTCCAGGGGAGAAATAAATTGCCCCTTCTTGCCCAGTTAAGGCAGAAGAGGAACATGCAATTGGCAAAACAATTACCTCATAAACAACATTTTGGAGGCGTTGGGGGCGTTAGTTAGGGGCATAACTACAAATATTATATTCCCCTTAAGGAGGCTTAACCTTTTGCAACAAATGGAGCCGATACTGTGACCAATGCGTGTGGATTATTTGATTCAATTACATTTACTGGGCCACTAACTTCTCCAATGCTTGCCCTTATCGTTGAATCTTGAACTTTTAAGGTATTTAAAGTTGAAATTGCAGTTCCAGCCATTTCCTCTAATCTTTTCATTCCTTTCCCTTTTGGCACATAGCAGCTAATTTGTACGCTTCCCCTAATTACTTCAATTGAACTTTCTGTTTTAGAAACTATTGGTTCAGTTAAAGATGGATAACTAATAATTAATCTGACGTATTCAGTAGCAGCTCCACCTGGAGGTTCATCCTGCACGTTGTCATACATAACAGGAACAGATGGAGATAATCCTGTAAATGCAGATGTTATTTTTCTCTCAAAAAGAGATCTGATTGTTAAAAAGCTCATTTGATTTTGTTGATCTTGTTCATTTCTTTTTGGATTCTTTTATTTAAATTAGTTTTCTGTTGAGTTTCAATATTCGTAAACCAAGCTGCACCCCCTGGGGCACCTTTTGCATAAATAGGATCATAAGCAACTCTTTCTGCATATTTTAAATTGTTTGATATGTACCAATCTGAATCAGCAGTAATTTTATTGTTATAAAAAGGAATCTGTACTTTTGTTACCCCAGGTTCAACAATTACACCTTCAGTTCCAACACCACCTGGATATTTTCTTTTTGCTGGAGTTGACCAACCTTCTGGCCTTACTGAGAGATTAGGTTTATCTTTTCCAACGTAAAAACTAGATGCCATTCTTCCAGTATCTTTTGGACAAGCTTGGGCTAGTTTTGATTGAGTCAAAACGATATGATCAGCCAAGGCTTGATCTAAGGCTTTTCCTACTTTCCTAGTCCAATCAGCTAAAGCCATTTCCCGACTTTTTCCCGAATGCCAAAACTTAACCCAATCATAGCCTAAGAAAACATGGAAATCCGTTGGCCTCATAACCCGAAGGTCGGAAGTTCAAATCTTCCCCCCGCCATTTTCAAAACACAAAGCCCTCAGGGGCTTTTTTAATGACCAAAAGGGATCTCAAGGAATACTCTTGCCTATCCATTGTCTTATAGTTGGTGATAGTTGGTGATAGATGGTTATACTTGGGGCAGTTTTTCCCGACTTTTTCCCGACTCTAAAAATGGCCTTAATTCTTAGAACTTGGCCCGAATACTCAAAAGACCTTAAAAGAGCTGGAGTTAGATGGAGATTAGAAAAAGATCCAAAGTCTCCATTTATATATGTAAGAGATCAAAAAACAAGAAAAAGAGTCTCTTGTAAGCCGCTAAGAACAGATAATCCAATTGATATAAGCAAAGTCTTTGATTCATGCATCAATACAAATCTTGAAGAATGGACAGGAATAAAAGAGGAATCTGAACAAGTAACTAAATCATCTGTTCCAACGTGGGTTGAAATTATTAATCTCTGTAATAAGGATTGGCCCTTAAGGGTTAAAGATTCAACCCGCAAAACTTGGAACTGTGAATTAAATAATTTATTGAAAGATGATATTCCCAGAGATTTTGAATCCTTAGAAAATTGGGTTAGACAAAAATGGATTACTGGAAACAATCCAACACAAATTGGGAAAAAAGCTGTTGAACATCGATTAGATACTTTAGTCCAAATAAATAAAACTCTTACTTCATTTGATCCAAAAGAAATTGAACCAAGTTGGCTTCCTAAATCAAAAATATCTCACCTAAGAAAAACACATAACAATTCCTTAAATTCAAAAATTCTTGGTTCCAAAGATGGAGGGGTAAAAATTAGAGGAATACCAGAAAAAGATAAGTTCTTTATTTACCTAAAAGATTTATTTGATAAATACCCACTAGAGCAATGGTGCTTGGCAATGCTTCTGGTTTATGGATTAAGACCCCACGAACTTTGGTGGGTTTCTCCCATCACTAAAGAAAACAAAAAAGAGGGTTGTAAGTATGGTTGGGTTTATGTCCCAGGAGAACACAGAACCAAGTCCAAGCATGGGCATTGGGTAT